GATTTTACTTCTTTTTTAAGGTCTAAACCTGGTGTATTATCTTTTACGTATTTTCGAAAATCCTGACTATCTTTAATTGGGAGTTTTTGAACAAAATTGTGAATGTTCATCATGTCTTTATTTCCCGCAACAGATTTAATCATCATCTCAAGTTGTTTAGTTACAATAGGTGGAACACCTTGACCCTTCCAACTCTTTTCAATTTCATCAATATCATTTTGTTGCTTTTTATTTAAGAATTTGAAAGTAATATCTACATTACTTTTTTCCATGTGATAATGAAATTCACCATTAGAATCGGGTTCTAATGTAAAATCTTTAAATTTTAATTCACTAATATCAAGTGATACTGTAAAGTCTTCGTCGGTTTTGGGGTCTTTTAAATAAACTTTGTATTCGGGACCAAATGCGGTATTTCTTAAAAATAATAATATTGCTTGTTTATCCTCATCAACCAAATCGTCAATATTAAAATCTCTATCTAATACTTTTCTTTTTAAAAGTTCTTCAACAACTGAATTTGAAGCAATTAAATTCTGTGCTGATAAAATATTTTCATCTGCCGCAGTTAGATAAGCAACTCTTAATGATTTTTTTCCACGTTAGATAAGCAACTCTTAATGATTTTTTTCCACTTGAGTAGTGTATCCCTCTTGAGGGTAGTTCCACAACGTCATACGCAATGGTTGGGTCGACTCTAAATTCTTCCATAAATGTTTTTGTTATAACTATATAAGTTTACGGAATTTATATAAAAAAGTAAAGGTCTTCCTTTTGAGAAGACCTTCGCTTTGACAGATTTTTTTTATTTTAGTATACTTGAATACATCTATCCATTCTCAATGAACAAGTGATAGTTGCGATATCATCTCTTGAATAATCAAGTTCATTGAAGTTCAAATCGGTAATGAAAGTACCTTGAAGAATCCATTTTTCAACCACAACACCCGTTGGGTCTAACATTTCTAATTCAATATCTTTCTTATAACCTGCTGCATAACCCATACGACCTGTTACTGATTCAGCGTGTAAACGGAACCACTCCATCAATGCTTGTGACGCTGAAGGACCAATTGGGTCTTTAAAGGTTACCCTTAATTCATTCCATTCAAATCTACCAGCCACATATGTTGATGTGTTGATGAAAGGAATAGCAACTGAGTTAATTTTAGCACTTGGTCTAGCTGCTGATGAAACATACCATTCGTTGATACCCAATGATGAAGGGAAACGAAGGATAAATCTGTTTACTCTTTTCGGTTCGTATGGAACCGGCATTTTCATTAATAAATCTGCCATGTCTATGTTTTTTTAATTTTTTAAGTTTATCTTACTTTCTTATAAATATGTTATTATCTAAAAAATATAATTTGTTTACCTCACCCCTTGTTAATGTCAAATTTATTTCGTATTTTTTCCATACTAGTATTAATACTAGAACCAGAAATAAAACTAGATAAAAGATATCTAGAACTAGATACTAGAATATTCTGGTATAATACTGGGTAGTTTATCAAAGTATATTTTTTATAAATTTTGGTTCCATGTGAAACATATAAAAGGGGAAGCGGTTAAACTTCCCCTTTTTCATTTAGATATTATCAAATGATGCTCCTGTTGGGGTAATTATGAACTCAACGTCAATGAATTCAAGTGAACGAGTAGGTTTGATGTAAATCTTACCTCTAAGAGTGTTTGCATCGATGTCCTCAGGGTCATTTGATACAGTTACACGGAATTCGTATAAACCTCTTTCTCTCTTAATTGCTTCAAGAATTGGGTTAACCAATCTCAAGAATTCATTTCTTACTTGTTCATCGTTTTGTTCGAACAACAATCTAACCGCAACTGCTGAAATTAACTTTCTTGCTCTTAACAACAATCTTCTTACGTTAATTCTGTCCAACGCAGATTCTCTAACTTGAAGGGTTTTGTTACCCCAAATGATAGTACCAGTATCTGAGAAGGTTGCGATTGGGTTAATTCTGTTTTTATATAATTCATCTCTTTCGTCAAGTGTCAATTTCTTAGTTGCTTTGATAGCTTTTACTAAACCTCTTGAGTAACCTGCTACTGCGAACCATGGGAATGACACATTGTCGGTAAGTGCGATGTTTCTAACTACCTCACCTGTTGGTGGGATGTATAATTGGGTTGCGTTGTCTTGGTCTCTAACCTGAATCCATGGCCAGTAGGTTGCTGAATAGTTAGTATCAAGAGCAACTCCATCCAACGCATCTACAACTTCCTCAACTGTTGGGAAATTAGGTGGAGCAATGATGTAAAGTGAATCCGCTCTATCATTTTCCATAATATCAATCGCTTGTGATGTCAATGAACTATGGTCGTAGAAGTTAATACCCGGAGTTGCGAAGATGTTGATATCTACCGCTTCAGGGTTAGCGAATGTGTTAATACCTTGTAAGTATGAGTAGTAATCTGAGTTTCCAACAGTTGTACTAAACACACCACCATTTGAAGTATTACCACTTACATATGTTGGTTTTCCGAAGATATAAGCGTCTCCGAATGTTTTTACCTCTCTATAGATGTCCCAACCATCATAACCACCACATACACCGAATGTGAATTTACGGAAGTTGATGTTTGTTAATACGTTATCCACACCTGATTGTCCTTCTAAGTCATAAGGAGTTGTGATAAATGTGGTACCTGTGATTGTGGAAGCGTTAGTTGATAAGTGGAAACCACTAGTTGAACCCGCCGCCGCAGTTCCTTTATATTTGAATAGGTCCTTATCGAATCCAACTTGTGAAGAAAGACCAAATGTGATTTTTCTTACTTTATCACCAGATGATAGTTTTTGTGTACCGTCAATTTCATAACCAATAACATCACCAGCATCGTAGAATTCTGTTTTATACATCACAGAACCCAAAGTTGAACCTGAGAATGATGTATTTGCTGTAAATCCTTTGAAACCTGCAGGGAACGCATCCACCGGATGGTTACTTGCCATATTCAACATAATGTATTTTGAACGTAATTCATATTCACCGTCAGATGTACCAACTTTTCTTGCCACATAACCTGGTAGGTCAGGGTTCATTGAACATCTTGTGAATTTCTCGATAACAACCATGTTATCATCGGAATCGTTAAAATCACGAACAATCATATCAAACTCACCTGTTTCTAAGTTGATGTTGATGATTGATACTTTAACTTGTTCGTTTGCTGCGTTACCGTCAGAAATTGTAATAACTTCAAATAGGTCAGATACTTCACCACCACGAACTTCAGATACAACCGTAGGTGACATTGGGGTATCCCACTGTCCAACGAAATTGTTTCCTTCTGCTACGAATACCTCTGTTAAACTTAAACCTCTTACAAAACCTTGTTCGAAAGCCGCTTTTAAGTAACTTGGGTATGTTTCGTAAACATAAACAGGAACTTCTGATTTTGGTTTATCAAATACATCGGTACCTAAAACCTTAGTAATATACTTTGATGAAGATGTGTCCATTGAACAAGTAAATGTTTTCACACCACTTGTTGCCCCTGTTACAGTAATTGTAAATTCAGAGAAAGGATTGTATTGTAAATCGGCTCCCGTTACATTAAAGTGAGTGTTTCCTGTTACCTCCAAGTTCAATGTTTGTCCTGAATAAGAACCTCTTGAACGGAAAGCGGCAACGACGTGGTTGTTGTAATCACTCAATAATGTTGAATTATAAACGAATTCTGTTACATTAAATGTACCTGTACCACCCGATGTGTATTCAAATAGATATGAATAAACTTGAGTCCCTGCGGTATTACAGAATTGGTTGTACCATTCTTTACCGTTTGGATTGTCGGCGTTATTTAAACCTGTTAAAGGAGAAATTTCTTCTAATATTGCAGATAAACCTGAAGTTGCTGAAGATGGTACCTCACCAATTACGAACCATTGTCCGTCATCTGCGGAAGTGTTACCACTGAAGATTGAGAATAGGTAATCACCCATTGACTGACCATCATATGCGGTTACTCCCGACATATTTGCGAAGAATGTACTACCTGAAACACTTACTGCTGCAGATGGGTCACAAGTTCCCGTGGTGGAACCACTAAGAGAACCTAAAGTAACACCCCCAAGGGTTTTAATTGCGAATGTTTTAACAGGTTTGTAACCTGTAAGACCAAGAATTCTGGTCACGAAAAGTTGATTTGATTCCTCAAGGTATGCTTTAGCAACATAAGGTAACTCGAATTTAGGGTTACCGTTTCCATCTTTTACTGGTGATGAACCTCCGAAGTAAAGTTTGAACTCATCGTAATCGGTTACAAGAATTGGTTCGAATGCTGGACCTTTAAGGGTCTCACCAACCAATCCAAGAGTTGTAACACCAACACTTTGTGCTACGAATGTTAAATCTTTTTCTGATGTGTAGACACCCGGAGATACAAATACTCTATTTGAATTTGCCATTTTTAATAGTTTGGTTAATTTATTTTATTTGTTATTCTATAAATATCTTTGTTTTTAGCAAAGATTTCGTGACTTT